AATGCGTAATTACCTGCCATGTAATCAAAACACCACGCACTAGCAGTCGCTAGGCAATATGTTAATACCTTTGTAATGAAAGGCTTACGCATATGTTTGGATGATATAAGCCCTTTCCCCCATGCAGATGGAATGGCTATGTATTTGTCAAAACCGCCGATATTCTCAGGGTTTGCCCCCATATCAACTAACATTTGATACCCAATTGCAGACCACTTTGTGAATAGATCTAAAAACACTAGGCAAATGAATATGCCTAACACCTGTACGTGTTTAAGACCTAACATGTATATACCGACTTCCGCAACTACCGCAAGCAAGGCTTTAATAGCGAATGAGTCTGTCAGTGTTCGCCATGCCTCACATAGAAAATCCGTTATTACTTGCATCACGTTCACCTATTATAAATGGTCTACATAAAGACCGGTGTTCTCATAACGATGAGTTGTGTCATTCCAACTAATTCCATTCATGTCACGGATATCCACTTGATATGTTCCATATTCAAGCGTACCAATAACGAATGCTTGATTATTTTCCCAACCGTCACCAGTTTTGAAAGAAATGTTTTTAGGGTTTCTAACAAGAATCGTCTTGCCCTTTAAATCATCTGCTTTTAAGGTTAGGTCGGATGTATTTACAAATAACACTCGTGGCTTGTTGGCATAAATTTCGATAGTATCAATATCGCTTTTATTCCATTTACCAAAGAAATTAAATTTAGGTTCGCCACCATAATAGGAAGAATTGTCATTACCAGTATAAGCCGTTGCGTTAATAACAACTTTACGACCATATAATTTAAATGCAACACCATTTTCTTTGAAAGTATCATTAGCAGGAGTATCATTTTCACCTGCAACACCTGTTACTGTGTAATCGCCTACTTTATCACCAGTAAAATTGTGATATGTGAGTTTTACATCATCTTCACCCAAAGGCTCAATAGAAATGGATCCATTGTCGTCAATCTCGAACTGAGTTTCCATGCCTGCCACCTTAACAAAGTAATGAGGCTCACCCTCAACGGCGATAACACGTTGGCCTTTCAATACAGTGCCTACTGTCAACGGTTTAAATTCAGTGCGTGGGAACGCTTTACCTAAATTAGAAATCACCGCAGCCAATACATCTGCAATAGAGTTAGATTTACACCACACGTTGCCATTTAACAACATTGTGCGTGCCTCATCTGCAACGGCACCAGCTTTTAGGCTGTCTAACCATTGTTGTTGAGTGCCTGTAAAGCCATTTAGTTGTGCAATATCATATGCACTTAAACCGTCAGCACCATTGCGACCGTCTTGGCCATTTTCACCTTTAATGCCCGGAAGGCTTACATTTACATTTAAAGGCTTTTCGCCCAATGTAAGTAAAATTTCTTGAAGTGTTTTTGTTTCTGCCATGATTTTTGCTCCTTTATTTAATGCATAGATACATCATGAATAATAGTAATTTCGCCCATAATCAACTTATATGTACGTTCTTCTAAGATTAAGAATACGTCATATTGAGCCTTGTTATAGGCTTTATCAATGCTTAATGTGCTGTCTTTTGGAATAGTAACGTAAATAGTTTGTCCATTTACGCTTGTTTCAGCCTCACAAAGCACCTTGCCTTGTTTAGTACGGACCTTACATACTGCACTGGCGTTATGTAGGCTTACATCATCAACAATGGTGTAAGCCCTCCGCCAATCTTCCCCAACGTGCAACGTCTCATTTTCTCGTCTTACAAGATCCATTAATAACCCCCTTACCAGAACGAAACGATAAGTAAATCAGCCTCGCCATAATAACCGAATTGGCCAGAATTGTGAAAGAAATAGAAATAACCCTCTTTAGTTATTCCACAACCCCTGAACCATTTACTGTTCATATGTGCACTAGTGGCACTGTTTTGAGGATAACCTCGGCCGTGTGAGAAAGTGCCTCCGACTGGAGCGTCGTTGTTAGGATAGAACACTCGATTTTGCAACGGTTCGCCATGTAACCAATGTCCACCCTCTAAATCGTCTATTTTACCGCCACCCGGCCTATTATTCCAATACGTAGAGTATTGATTGTTAAAGTCGTGAATTTTATTCATATCGCTGTCGTTAAAATAACGACCTCTGATAGAATAAGCTGCCTCGGTTTTCATTTTGACGTTTGTTAAATAATACAAACAACGCTCATAGTTATATCCGGCAGGCAAGACAATTTTCTGTCCGCTAACAACATGTAAGCTCATGAAGTTAGTGTTCTTTAGTGGTTCGCCATTAGCATATACGCTATTGGCGTCAATTCTTGAACCAGTAATGTTTACGCCCCTAATATTACCGTTAGCGTCAACGCTAAACGTATTAGATGCATTTTTAATAACAGTACCGGTGATTGTGCCACCTTTTAGATCACCAATATTTGCAGAAATGGCTGCTAAGTTATCAACACTGATTTTGTCAGCAGAAATCGCCTTTGCCTGTATCATTCTACGAGCTATTACATTATCGTCAAATACAGTTTGCCCAGTAACATGCAATAACTTGCCGTCAATCTTAGTGCCTGCTGGCGTAAGATTAATACGGCTTACAATTTCACGTCCGTCTAGGCTATTAATAGCTTGCGTAACTTTTAATTCAAGCCCCTTAGATATTTGAGTTATTTGCGTTGCTGTGTTTGTATTTAGATCAGCAACAGTACGTTGAAACGCTTTAGCTTGGTCTATTAATTTGCTATTAAAGCCGTTTACGTCACTCTTGACTGTTCCAACCTCAGATTTTAAAGCCTTAACGGCCTTATCCATATCGGATATGCCTAAATCCTCCATATCAAGTAGTTTGCTATCTATTTTAGCTTTAACAGTAGCAGATATGGCGTCAGTTCTTGGCCCCTCACCAAATATATCGACATAAGCCACTTTAACGGAATATATTCCGGCCTCTAAAGGAATGTTCATTACATTCGTTGATGTGAAATATACAGTATTATCAACGTAGATATTAGCCCCCTTGCAACCGGCTGGAATAGATTGGAATATAACCCCTACGCCATTTAGATTGCCACTAACTTTTACGTTAGTTGGTTTAGGCGGAGCAGGCACGTTGTAAGTCAACTCGGCAGGTGCCCCATATCCTTTTGAAGGGTTATGTGCATACAAGTAAACTTTGCCAGTACGTTCACGCAGCATGCCACTATAAGTAGTATTATTGCTTTTACCGATCAAGCCATCGTTCTGCCCTGTCCTTGTATCAAGTCGCAACTCATAGAAATCTATGTCAGCATTACGAACTTCAAGCCAGTTAAAATTGGCTTTATCGCTAAATGTAATAGAAAAGCCTTGCGGAGCATTCGGAACTTCCGTTTTCATGGCTACAGTAATGGACTTTGTAACACCTTGCGAAGTGTTTCCATGTACGTCCTTGACGATAGCTTTCACTTCGTAAGTATGTCCAAGTTCGCAACCACTAATAGAGATTTGACCGTTACCATTACCGCCATACTTCCAAGCGGAATTGCCCTCACGATACCATAGCTCGACTGTATCAAAGCTATTAATTTGAGGTGTATCAAACTGAGCCACCACATCAAAGGACAATACCCCATTGCCTATCTTGTAGTACTTAGTAAATAACGTTAAATTATTCACTTCTGGGATATAATAAGGCACTATCTTATACTGATATTCCCTTACCTCATCAAGCCCCTGTTCATTACTTCCAAATACATTTAGGGAAGTGAACTTGAGATATACCGTCTTGTTAATATCCTCTTTTCGATAAGGATAATGGAATAAAGCCTCGTCAACTCTGACAAACCTTTCATTTGCACCGTGATTAATAGCATTAGTTCCGTATTGGCCACGCACTAAACCTCGCAACGTATACCAATTATCCGGATGAGTTTCTACAGTTTCATAGCTCAACGCCTCGCCGTTTATCCAACATAAGGTGTTGGCACGTTCAGCATCGACATGGGTTCCGCTTTTTAGTACGCCTTGATTGATAATCACATTACAGAAATTACCGTTTTGAGCAAAGCCGTACTTCAATTTACCCATTCTAGCTTGTTGTGTGATGGATCCTATACGTCGATAGTTTTCGCCATTATCGGATACCCATACGGAGCAACCACCCCAACCGCTTGGGGCATTAACCCCAACGAATATCTGATTGCCACCTACATCGCCAACGGTTTGGAATATAGCAACATCATTTACGCTTGGTGCAGCTTGGTTATAATCAATAAATGGTCGCTCGTTCTCATGCACGTTGTATTTAGCCGGAGCATACGTGCCGGGCGGTTTACCCTCGGCGGTTATTTCTAATTGTCCGTCTGCTGCCTCAGATAAAGAAGTTATAACAACTATCTGTTTATTTAGGCCACATAATTCGTCGGTAAGAGTAACAAGGTCGCCCGGTTCCAACCTACAGAACGCCCAATCTAAACGGAACGTGTATTGATTTTTAGCATATAGCCGTTTCATGGCTAATTGTTCAGCGTAGTATTGAGCCCTCGCCTTAGTATACAGATAATGTGCAGACTTCTTGGAGGCAGGCTTTAAACCATTCTTTTGCACATCGGCTACAATCTCAAAAGCGACTGTTTCCTTTTCGTAACCGTTCGCACGATTAATAAATTCAACAGTCGCTTGGTTATAACTTTCTGAGCTATCTTTTCTCTTATACACAACTAACTGTCCGTCGCTAGCCGGAATAAGATCATCAGCAGTTAAGTTATATTGAATTTGATTGTAAGGGCTCCATGTGCCTATAGGCTTATCGGCTAATGGTACGATTTTAAG